TTTATACAGAGCCTCGGCTGCGTCAGGTCAATGGCATTCAGCCTGAGTTCGCCTGTACTTATTCCGGGCTTCAAGGTTCCGGGGCTCGCACCTTTGAATCTTTCGTTAATCATCATGGTTTTCTCGATGCGCCGGAATACATGCCAGCGGGGTATTGTGCGAAGTATGAAAGCGGCGGATCAAATCGCGTGCATGATGTTGCCGTTTTACGTGGGTGATATAGTCACCTTAACAAAACCCCGAAAGGTACGATCATGGCAAAAGACAAAACCGGCGCGGCGTCCAAAACGCCGGACCTATTCAAGCGAAAGCCCGGTCGTCCATCTTCCGGCTCTGAAGCAATGACTGGTGCGCAGCGTCAGGCCAAATTAAGAAAAGAGCGCAAGGCGGCGGGCATCTGCCCTTGCTGCGGCAAATAGCGTCGGGAGTGTCGCGGGCGGCGTCAATAGTTTGGCCGGTTGCCGTCCCGGCGTTGGGCTCCGTCTGATTCCTCGGGCTGGCCCTGTCCTGACATGCTCAGACTAGACCGAGCAGCGGGTCACGGAACCAATGATGTTTCGCTGATCCCCGGTCATCAGACACCGCTCACCCTGAAAACCCGGTTTTGACTTTCCTTATTGATGGCACGTCATCTGTTCTCGATGGCATCCCCCGATATAGCTGACTGCCAGCGGGGGGGGGCCCCGCTTGCGGGGGGGGGCGGCTGGCGTTTTGTCAGCGGGGTTTCAGATCGGTTGGTGTGGTCGTGCTGGATTGTGTTGCGCCGCGAAGCGGCGCGGGGCTTGTCTGTTTTACAACAAGTATAACAAGGCTTTTTCGGTGTTCGCTTTTCCGGGGTTGCTTTTTGGGTTTCGGGAAAAAAGCAAAAAGGAACGTCTGTTTGCCCGTTAGGGCAAATCCCGTAGGGACAAACAAACGGCTTTATCGTTTGTGCCGCACAGTTCCTTTTAGCTTTTGCTTTTTTCCCGCCTTTGACTTAATCGCTGTAAAAGTAGAAACTGGCGCATAGACGAAAAAAAACCCCGCTTGGCGGCGGGGCTTCTAAAACTCGGTGCACCTTGGCAGGTGCGTAAAACTCGGTGACACAATGATACCTCAAGGAATTTCTGGCGGTCAATCCGTCGTGCTGGATACTACGCTTGCGCGGGTCTATCGCTTGAAAAAAGGCGTGATGACTACGGCGCGGTTGGTCAATGATCGGCTGCGGGCGTCTGCGGTGCAATGGACGCCGATTATGGTTACGCTGACTTATGAGCGTGATGACCAATGGCGACCGAAGCATATTTCCAATTTCATGTCAGCGGTGCAAATGTGGTCTAGGCGTAAATCGCTCGGTGGCCGTTACGGAACGAAATTACCGTACGTGTGGGTCGCCGAACTGCAAAAGCGTGGTGCCGTTCATTACCACGTTCTGCTCTGGATTCCGAAGCGGTGGCGGATTCCCTACCCGGATAAACAAGGATGGTGGAAGTTCGGCAGTTCCGGTGTAGATCGCGTCAAAAATCCGGTTGGCTACGTGGCGAAATATGCCAGTAAGTTTGAAAGCAAGGTGCAAGCAGAATTCCCAAAAGGCTTGCGGCTGCACGGGATTGGCGGTCTAGACAAGCGCGAAAAACGGATCGTCGCATGGTGGAAACTGCCAAAGGATTTGCGGGCGGGCGAAGAAGGTTCTTGCGGCTTTCGGCGTGCCAAGGGCGGCGGCTGGCAAAATGTCGATACAGGCGAGGTCACTGAATCCCAATGGGGTCTGGCTGCGGTCGGTCAAGGTGAGTTCTCGTCTGTGCGTCTCGTCAGAAAACCAATCGCGGAACGTCAGGTTGGGCTGCGGGCGTGTCGTGCGTCGGCGCTTACGCGGGAGTGGTTGGGGCGTCTGAGTCGGGAATCTCAGGATCGTCGGGAGGACTGGAACTTCCAATTAGAAACAAATCGTGTGCAGTGGATCGCCGATATTGAACGGGCGGGCATGGTAAGCCCTGCCTTCGCAGCCAGTCCGTTAAAACAGTCTCTAAGAGGTCAGATAACGGCAGTCCAGCACGTGCCGCTTCTGCCTTAAGTTGCGCGTGCATCGCGGGGTGAATTTTTACCGTTTTCCATAGATTCGCATTCATAGCTTGACGTCCTTTAGTGTAAGAGTGTAACGTTCGCTCGTCGTACATTTACTCAATTACATCCGGAAGGGAACGAAAATGCAAGTTACTGTTTTGGGCGTCCGTCGTATGCAAGGCACGGGCAAGGTGTCGAAGCAGCCATATGACATGGCTACTCTCATGGTTCTTCAGCCTGTCAAGCCGTTTGCAAAGGAGGGGCTGTCTATCTCTGGCTACGGTTTCGAGCCGTCCGAAGTGCCGCTTAAGGTCGATGCGCTCGAACAATTCGCCGGGTTCAAATATCCGTGCGCTCTTGATGTTGAGACGGATATGGAAAACCGGGGCGGCAAGCTGCAAGCGATTGTCTGCGGCTTGTCGAAGCGGGCGGCGTAATGTCGTCTGGATTCGCGTTTTTACTTGGCGTCTGTCTCTCGGTCGCGCTGGTTTTGGCGTTTGCTTGATGGGTTACGCATGGAACGGCGTATGCCATCCTGATACCGGGGCGGCGCTCAATGCCTTCGCTGCCTCGGTGCCATCTGTTACGGGTTCCGCTGTAAATTCGTTTGCCGCCTTGCCCGGTATTTCGGGTTCCGGGCTTGTGTCGTGGTCGATTGTTAGTAAGCCGCTTACTTCGGCCGATGCCGTTATTGTTACCGGTACTACTCAGCTTTTAACGTGTGCCGAAGGCGTCGATCAGTGGCCGGTACAAAGTTTGCTCCTTCCGATCGCTCTTTTCTTCGCCGCCTTCGCCGGTTTCAGGGCGGGCTACCGTCCATGAGCGCGACTGATCTTGCCCTTCTCGCCGGCCAGTTGGTTAGCTGCTGGTGTGCAGGCTTCGCTGCTGGCTTTACCATAACCCGCTTTAAGGATGCCATTAACCATTCTGTGTGAATTCCCACCTAGGTAGCCTCGTGAGAGGCTGACTAGGTGGGGATTCCCCCACCCCTCCGGCAATTCCGCCATGGGGTAATTGTTCATCAGGAGAAAAACCATGAACAAGCTGCAACAGAAGTTGGCCGCCGCTGGCGGTCTGGTCCTCGGCTCTATCGCTTCCGCTCATGCCGCACTGCCGACTGAAGCCACTACCGCATTTACGACCATTTCCGGCAATGTGACGGACGTGCTTGCTGCAATGTGGCCTATCGTGGCGCTTGCCACTGGCGGTTTCGTCCTGGTCAAGCTGTTCAAGAAGGGCGCTAACAAGGCTGTCTAAGCCATGTTTCCCCTGCACCATTTCTTTTTGGTGGCCGCGCTCTCGGGCGCGGTTTTTCCGCTTCCGGTTATTTCGTCAGAGCTTGATGAATACAATAATCTCAAGGCGGCAATGGTTCGTTCAGCGGCAAAAAAAGATCATCCGCTGCCTCGGTGGATAAGGGCGCGGGAATTTGAAGCGCGTCCGCACCATGATCTTGATTCAGATCGTGTTCATCCAGTCGTCGATATCGATCAAGGTGGGAAAAAAACAAGTGCTGATAAGTCTCGGTAGGATTTTTCTTTGGTGTCTGTTGCTGCTATCGGGTTCGGTTGTTGCGGAAACGATTCCGGCTTCCCCTATCCCAACTACGACGTCAGGCAGCTGGCCGACATGCGCTGAAATGGCAAATGGCCCTACAAAAGATCAGTACGGCCAGCCATGGGTACGGGTGCCATACGTTGCACTCTGCGGGGGTTCGTACCCCGCGGGCTTTGCAGTGATGAACTATTGCCAACCCGGCATTACTGGATGTGATGTGGATGCTATTGGTATTCTTCCAAGTCAGCCGGTGTATACGTGCCCGTCAACTGGGGGCTGGACGCTTTCAGGATCGCAGTGTACTAGGCCGGATTGTGTAGCCCCACAAGTAAGAGATTCCGCAACTGGGTTATGTGTTGTCACGCCATGTCAAGCAGGGGATTCTGTTACGGGCAGTTTCTTTGCTGGTTGGCGTGTTGGCCTTGGATCTAATCAGGTTATTGGTTCGGATGGTGGTGCATTCACGTTTAATTCGAATCGTTGTCAAAGTGGGTGTGCGGTTAATGTGACGGTTTCGGATTGCACGTCGGCGGCGGGCTATGTCGACACGCCCGTTCCGATTACCTGCACTGGCACTGGAACTAAAACTGGAGCGACGTGTACTTCCGATAATACCGGCGCTCCATCTACAACGCCCACGGTTCCTAGTCATCGCCCGAAATGTAATGCTGATGAGGGCGTGCTGACGTCATCTAGTGGCACGGTTGCCTGTGTGCCTTCTGGCACGCCATCAAGTGCACCTGTTGTTCGCGCAGAAAAACAAACGCAGCAATTTCCGGATGGTTCGAGCAGAACGACCGAAACGACTTACACGAAAGACCCGGTCAGCCAGGTGCAAGATACACAGCAAACCATTACCAATTCGCCGGCAACTGGCGGCGGTGCCGGTCAAGCCGGACCCGTTGGAACCACGGCAGGTTCCAGCAGCGTGCGGCCCGGTTCTCCCACTGGCAAAGAAGCCAGCGATTTTTGCCAAGCCAACGGGCAACTTCAAATTTGCAAAGGGGACATGAACAAGGAAGAAACGCAGATTCAAGTGCGTGATTACATCAAATCACTTACGGACCCGGCCAGCACGCCGTACACCAGGCTTGAAGATGCGAAGCAATCCACTCAGTCGGATGTCGATCTGAAAGAACAGACGGATAAATTTCAAGCTGCCGCAGAAGGGACATTCAGTCCTGATTCCGCATCGCGTGACTCGTGGCAGTCGGCTATGGAATCGGGCTGGTTTGAGCCTGTCACTCGTCAAGGGTGTCAGCCCTATACCGCCACCATCGGCGGTCGCACATGGAATCTCGACATTTGCCCTACCGCTGAATTGATCAGCGTCATTTCTGGGTACGCTATTTGGTTTCTGCTTGTTGTCGGAGCATTCGTGATGATGACTGGCGGCGCATTTACGAGGAATTCATAATGCCGGTAATTGCACCTCTTTGGGCTTGGCTTGTTGGCCTGCTCGGTTCGCTTGTTTCCTCGGTTGCAACCTTTCTTGTGGGTCGCATGGCCTTTGAGCGGGCCATTAATTACGCCCTGATTACGGGTTTCCTCGTCGCCGCTGCCGCCCTCTTTCTTGGCGTTACGGTTTCCATCAAGGTGGCGATTCTTACCGCGCGGGTTTCTATGCCCTCATCGCTAGGTATGGCTACGTTCTTCCTTCCGGCGTCGATCTCTCAAATTTTGGCTTTCATCGTTACGGCGCGGGTTTCGCATGCGGTATATCGTTGGACGGTTAATACCATGGCTGCATATCTCCCCGGCAATCCGCGGCAGGGCTTGGGGGGTGTATGACCGACTTTGCCGTTACCGGAAAGAAGCGCAGTGGCAAGGGTTTGTTTTGTGCTGGCCTGATTCGTGACGCTCTGCGCGATGGTCGCCGTGTCGCCACTAACATGGACATATTCCCCGAGCACCTTGTTAGCCCTCTGAACAAGTCGACTTTCATTCGTCTGCCAGATCATCCAACGGTTGATGACATGAACGCCATAGGTCGGGGCCATGATGAACCATTTGTGGATGACGATAAAAACGGCATCATCGTTTTGGACGAGGCGTCGGCCTTTTTCAACGCTCGTCAATGGGGCGACAAGGGTCGCCAGCCCTTGCTGGACTGGCTCATTCACTCCGGCAAGCTGCGCTGGCATGTCTACTACCAGATGCAGGGGCTGGAGCAAGTGGACAAGCAACTTCGATCTACCCAAATCGAATACCATATAAGCGTCAAGCGTACTGACCGCTGGCCTATACCGGTCATCACGCCGTTGTCCAAGATGGTTGGCCTCGATATTCGGTTTCCCCGTTTGCACCTGGGCATCATCAAACACGGTGTTGAGCGTGATTCGCTTATTGTTGATCGCAAGTGGTATAAGGCCCTGGAAATCTACAAGGGTTATGATACCGAGCAGCGGTTCCTTCCCCGGGATCATCCCGACGCCGTTGGCCTACACTCTGTTCTCAGCGCTTGGCACGTCAAGGGGCGTTTTCTTCCGAGTCCGCCCGGAATCCTTTATCGGTTCTGGTGCGGAATCATCGGCAAGGATTGGTCGGCTGTCCATTCTGTCAAAGTGGTTGTTCCCAAGTCCAAGCATCGTCTAGCCGTTCTTCTTGGCAAGTTGCCTGAAGACCAAGCCATTAAGCATTGGCATAGGCTTAATCAGCTAGGCGCATTTGGTTGATTTGCGCTTTAATCAAAATTCCATACAAAGCGCCCTCGGGCGCTTTTTCTTTGTCGCTTCGGATTTGTTTGTATAGGAAAAATATTTAGTTTTATGCCCATAAAACACTTGCTTTATAGTTTTATGGGCATATAATACAGTCATGGGATGCGGCAATGCAAACCCCCACCGACCAGGAGATTTAAATGACCAAGACCATCGAACAAAACAAAGCTGAATACCTCGCCGCCTTAGCTTCTGCAATCTGGGAAGACAGCGGATTCAAACTCACGTATTTGGAAGCAAAAGCGCAAGCAATTGCAATGACCGCAGATAAGTAAGGTGGATAAAATGACCATCCTCGCCACCGTCCTAGACACTCAAGATTTTCCGATTTCGGAAGACATCATCGTTGAAAACGACGATTTCGATGACGCCGAAGCTGCTGCCGAAGCTGCTGCCGAAGCTGGAACGAAGTGCTGCATCCGCTGGAGCCGCACCAGTGACGGACAAGTTGCCTACTGGGGGCCGTCGGGTGCATGTTTCAAGCCGCACTGGTATGCCAAGCCAGGCCGACCGTTTGAGATGGCTGGTGGAAAAGCGGTCAAGGTATATCTTGACGCTGAAAGCATCGCCAGCGCCAAGCGCCTTGGAAACGGAAACGTCAGCGAAGGCATCCGCAAGGCAATCGAGCACTGGCATCGGCTCAATTCACTCGGGGCGTTCGCATAGCGGTACGCTATGACCATTCGCCATTCAATGAAAATATATTTCTGTCACGATAACAAAAAGGCTTGCATTGCAGGCCTTATTAATAGATAATATCGTTACCGTGACGAAACAAAGAAAGGGTTCGAAATGAAAAAAACTATACGCGTTCTTATATCGTACGAAGTCGAGATTTATACAGAGCCTCGCCTGCGTTCGGTCAATGGCCTTCAGCCTGAGTTCGCCTGTTCTTATTCCGGGGTTCAAGGTTCTGGCGCTTACACCTTTGAATCGTACGTTAATCATCATGGTTTTCTCGATGCGCCGGAATATATGCCGGCGGGGTATTGTGCGAAGTATGAAAGCCGCGGATCAAATCGCGTGCATGATGTTGCCGTTTTGCGTTTTTAAAACCAGAAAGGTCTGATCATGGCAAAAGAAAAAACCGGTGCCAGTGCTAAAACGCCCGATCTATTCAAGCGAAAACCCGGGCGGCCGCCTTCCGGCCCCGAAGCAATGACTGGTGCGCAGCGTCAGGCCAAATTAAGGCAAGAGCGCAAGGCGGCGGGCGTCTGCCCTTGCTGCGGCAAATAGCGTTGGGAGTGTCGCGGGCGGGGTAAGAAGTTTGGCCGCACCAGCGGCAAGGGTCGCCCTGTGATTCCTCGGGCCGGTCCGATCCTGACATGCGCAGACTAGACCGAGCAGCGGGTCTATGGATGGCGTTCCTTGCCTTCGCTGCGTCTTCAAACCCCTCCCCCTTCTGAAAACGCCTTTAATCTAAGCTCAGATATGCTGTATAGATATTCCTCAAGCTCTACCAGTTTTGGGCGCGGGTGGGTTTTTGCGCCGAAGGCGCGGGGCTTGTCTGTTTTACAACAAGTCCGACTAGGCTTTTTCGGGGTTCGCTTTTTGGGGTTGGGTTTTGGGGTTCCGGGAAAAAAGCAAAAAGGAACGAATGTTTCCCCGTCAGGGGAAATCCCGAAGGGACAAACAAACAGCTTTATCGTTTGTGCAGCACAGTTCCTTTTAGCTTTTGCTTTTTTCCCGCCTTTGACTTAATCGCCGTAAAATTGGAAACTTCCGGCTAGACGAAAAAAAACCCCGCTTGGCGGCGGGGCTTCTAAAACTCGGTGCACCTTGGCGGGTGCGTAAAACTCGGTTATTCAATGATACCTCAAGGAATTTCTGGCGGTCAATCCGTCGTGCTGGATACCACGCTTGCGCGTGTCTACCGCTTGAAAAAAGGCGTGATGACTACCGCGCGGTTGGTCAATGATCGGCTTCGGGCGTCGGCTGTGCAGTGGACGCCGATTATGGTCACGCTGACTTATGAGCGTGATGACCAATGGCGACCGGACCATATTTCCAATTTTATGGACCTTGTACAAAAGTGGGCTGGCCGTAAATCGCTCGGTGGCCGTTACGGAACGAAATTACCTTATGTGTGGGTTGCGGAACTGCAAAAGCGGGGCGCGGTGCATTACCACGTGTTGCTCTGGATTCCGAAGCGCTGGCGCATTCCGTACCCCGATAAGCAAGGGTGGTGGAAATTCGGC